AGGAAAATTAAACAAAGATCTTATAAAAGAAATCTCATCTTTGTTGTTTATGGACTCATACACACCTAAACTATTTGCAGCAGACAGTATAGAGGCTAGTTCTACTTTTGAGTTTTCAGAAACTGATTTATGGACACAGTGAAATATCAACTGATTCATGTCGCTGGTGAAGTGTTCAGCATCCACGAAGTCTATTTCCAGATAACAATCTAGTCCATATTGACAAAGAGCCGCAAGTACGGCTCTTTCTGATGCTAGATCTTCCAAAGTTTTATTTGTCATACAGACCTTGACCTCAAGCAGTTATCACAAACAAAGTTTTCTCTTTTGTGCGTAGGATGAATCTGAAACTCGGAGTTACAGGTGGAGCAAGTTTGAGAAACTTTTTCTACTGGCGGTCTTTTTCTTTCTGTAAGCTTGATGTCTGGCGTTTTATTTAAATCATCTTTATGCTCAGTTCCATCGTCGCTAAAAAGGTTAACCCTTTGCTTAACCTCTAGTTGAGTAGAGTTGCTTGATGGCTTGTCTTGCGACATGGTAAAATCATCTGCGACTGTTGCGTTTTTTGTAGGCTTGACCTCCTTTGGTTTATCTTCTTTTAAAAGACTAGCTGCCAACTCCTGCTTTTGTTCAGGAGTCAAAAGTTCTAACATCTTTTGTACTAGATCTTCACTCATTATTTTCTCCTAGCCATATTTGTTAATATTTCTGCCATCTTAATTATTCTACCGTTTTTACCTTCTAGTGTTCTAACTCTAGCTTCTGCGTGATTTTTAATCTTTAGTATCTCCGCAGCGAGGGGGTTTTCTTTAACCGCAGAGAAATACTTCTCTTGCCATTTAGAATACTGCCCTCCGTACTGATTCATCGTGCTACCTATTATAAACCAAATAGAAGATTCTGCCCACTCTAAAGTGTTTTTTTCTTTAACCTTTTCTGTTTCAATATATTCTGAGTAAGCATAGAGCTTGAAGGCATACATGTTACATGTCTCCGCGCTCCAAGATTTAATTGTATTAAAATCAGCATTGAGAGCAGTAGAAGCTTCTTCTGGCGGTTCTACTTCCGCTAAATACTTAGAGCTTTTCCAGTCATCAATTGCTTGTAGAAACTCATTTAATCTTGTTTCGCCACTCATCTATATCCTCGTTGTAATTCAATTGTACTATTCTTATGTCGTTTATATTGCACCACTCTATTTTATTTTTATCTCTAGCCTGCGCTCTAAAAAATGATAACTTATCTTTAAAGTGAAATGCGTTGAACTTAAAGTGTTGCTGACCATGAACTTCTACAATCAAAGTCCTATTAGGTATATAGAAATCCGCTCTCAAAGACTTGTTTTTTACAGTTCTGGTTCCCGGTAGACTAACTTCTTCTAAGATTCTATCATAGGGAAAGCAAGAGTCAAGAACTTTCTTTGCTTTTTGGTGAAGCTTTGATCTCTTGCCTCCCCCAGACTTAGGGTTCCAGCTATACTCTCGGTCATCTAGCCCGATTACTTTCAATCTAAAGCCTCTTTAATCATCGTCTCTAGGGACTTTACAAGTTTAGTATTTCTGTTTAGAAAACTATAAACCTTGTCTTGTCCTTGAAACTTAAAAGCTTTGGTAAGTTTTTCAGGATCTTCTACGTCTAAATCTGGATCAATTTCTTTAGCAAGCTCTTTGTTCATTTCTAGGAATGGGCAAGAAAACCAAGCCCCAGATCTGTCAATAAGTCCTAGGTCTAACGACAATTGAAGAACCTCCTGAGTTGAATCTATACCATGACCATACCTAATATAACTTTGAACTTGTCCTCCCGGCGGTCCCATAGAAGAACAGATGATTTTCCAGTTTACAACTTGACCAATTCTATTTTTACTAGCATCTTCCCAAGGTTTTACTGCGGATATTTTCTCACCACCACCAGCAATCTCCATCCTAGTGTCAGCTTGATATTGAATTTTATTACCACCATCAGAAAGTTTAGCTTTACCAAAGCCTCCCGTATTAGCAATGTAATGGGTTATGGCAATAACAAGACCTCTTTGCCTCGGTAGAAGCTGACCGATCTTTTTTGTAAAGATAGACAAAATCTTTGGTAGCCCTGCTCTGCCCGGACTAAAATCTCCATCTAGTTCTTTAGCCGGAATCAAAGAAGATATAGAATCAATGATTAGAACAGCACCTTGATAGTCTGGATGGCTCATCATCTTATACGCCATTTCTAAAAATTCTTCCGCCGGTAAAGGCTTATCTTCTGGTGCAATAACTTCTATTTTCTCAGGATCAAAATCGTTTACCTGAAAATTCATATCTTTAAGACGACCTTCTGCATCTAGATAGATGACTGGCCTACCTTCTTTTTGACAGTTGGTAGCAATCTGCATAGCAGTTGTTGTCTTACCGCTTTTAGGATCGCCTGTAAGAGTAACCCAACACCCTTCTCTAACCCCACCGCCCAGTGCTATATCAATAGCGGGACTGATGGAAATTACCTTGTAGTCGCTCTTTTCTTTAAGCACTTCTGTGCCTGTTTTAATTATGTTTCCGTATTCTTTTATTTGACTTTTCAAATATTCAGGAGTTTTCTTTTTTGCCATCGGTATCCCTAAGTTTTGACATTAACGTTTTCTTCTTGTTTCTTTTTCTAGGTTTATATTCTTTATCTTCTGCTATCTCTATAACTTTCTTTGGTTTCTTTGCCTCTATTTTAAGTTCTTCGGATCGTTTTGCAACCCCATCCTCTACAAAGCTAGTAATTAAAACAAACTTTTTAGAGTTATGTAGAAAGCCTAAAGAGTATACGTTTCTACCGTTTGAACCATTTAGATAAGACACTAGAGATTTCTCTCCGTATTTTTTAATTAACTTAGACGCCAATCTTATTTGAGTTTCATACTCTTGTTTTTGCGACTTATTCCAAAATTTAAATTCAAGACTACCCTTATTATCTCTTTCTCTTTTTCTAATGCAAACCAATTCTGCACAGTATTGCGCAGCGCTACAAGGCTGTTTGGTTGATATACTTCTGTACTTCTGGGTGCTTGATTTTTTCTGAGTCATTTTTAAATATCATATATTTAAGATTGTCTTCGGTTATAGATCTGACAGATTTAGCTTTTTCAAATTCGTTGTAAGGCCAAGTATATTTAGCGATATCTATCCCAGAGCAATCGTCTTTCAGTAAGCACACGGTCAAGGTTTGGAAAGAGGTAGAATGGCTACCGTCCATTGCTTGATCCTTAGCTATACCCCGCATTACCGCTAGACCGTCTAGACCATTAGAATCTTCAAAAAACACTTTGGCAGGAGCGCCAAACATATGAAGCTCTATCTTTACTGGAAAAACGTTTTGTTCTTTACAATAATTTGAAAGCCTAGACCAAGGATTGTCTAAGTTTGGCCTGTCATAATCACCGTAAACCCGTTCGTTATTGGACAGAGTAACAATCCAACTAATCATAAGATGCTCCATAATGAGCCTTCTCATGTACCCATCTCTCTTTGTACAAATCATTTTAGTCCTCTTTTATTTTATGAATTATACCTTTGTACTTTTTAGGCATAGACGGCCTTTTCCTACTTTCATCGCCAGCAGCAGATGCAGCCTCCGTCATTATTGTTGCAACTTTATTTTTATCTCTAGCGTAAAGGTTGGAAGAGTCTGGAATTTCTTTGTCGTTTTTAACAACCTCTAAGTGTTTTGAAACGACTGATTCAGACCTATCAAGATGTTCAGCCAAGTCTGTGACTTCTGACTCAGAATTGTCTTCAATATAGGTTTTTTCAGTTTTTGAAAGCGGTCCTTTCTTCATTTTATTTCTCCATCATAGTTCTTCTGGCTCTGGTAAGGTATAAAGTATTTTTAGTTTTTAAATACTTCATGTAAAAATCAAAACAGTTCTTTGAAACTTTTCTTAAATTTCTAGTCTGAGAAGATGATCTAGTTAGTCTATCGTTATAAGCGTCTACAACTTCTGATCTATCGTAAAGAACGTAGTAAAACGCACTCTTCCCAGTATTCGATACTGAAGCAAAGGCGTTTTTTTCTTCTGTCTCAACACCCCTTGTTCCATAGAATTTTTTTTCTGTAGATTGTGGATCTGGTAAATTAAGATCAGACACATCTTCGTTTTCCCATCTAGCCATTTAGTTTATCCAGCCTTTCTTTTAGTATTCTAATACAGTCTGCTTCTGATGCTCCAGATATACAAATCTGAGCCTTGGTTGATATTCCATATTTTGACAAGAGACGGTTCCCCATAACCTGATTATCTAGACTTCCATCTTCATACATTTTTCTTATGTCAATCTTCATGGTTATTGTGGCGTGATGCGGGCAGATTTTTCTGTCTACTTGATTATCGGATATTTCAAAATCATTCATTAGCTGCCCTCTTTAATCCAATTAATCTTTTGTTTATCTGTCATGCCATTGATTTTTTTATTTAAATCTCTTTTCTGTTGGGCCTCACTGTTGTTCTT